AAATTCTTTTTGGGCTCTCCCGACAAGCTAAAACAAATTCCTACAGGCACACCCGAGCAAACAGCACTTCACAATCAACTTCTACAGCAAGCTATGGGCATGCAGCAGCAAGGAGGAGGATATGATCTAGCACAGCAACATTACAATAATCTCCTTCAGCCTGGTAGTGACGCATATCAGAACTTTGCAGCACCTTACATGCAACAATTTAACGAGCAAACACTTCCACAAATTGCTGAAAGATTTGCTGGTGCAGGGGCACTTTCTTCCAGTGGTTTTGGACAGGCATTATCAGGAGCAGGAGCAAGTTTACAATCTCAACTGGCTCAGCTGTTCTCCGCATTACAAAGTCAAGCAGCTGGAGCACAAACAAATCAATACAATCAGCTAGCTCAAACAGGCCTCAATCACCAGCAATTCGCCTATCAGCAACAGCCGGGAAGCGCAGGCTTCTTAGGTCCTTTCCTTCAAGGTATTGGAAACGCCGCCGCTGGACCGATTGGCGGAGCTATTGGCGATATGACTGCTGGAGGAATAAGTAGCCTGTATAAAAAACCTTCGGGTGGTATTAGTCCTTTTCCACAACAAGGCGGCGGTGCCTCATTCAGGGTAGGGGGTTAATCCATGGTTCAAGTAATCAGGACAGAAGATCCTAGATCAAAGCTATCCGAATCGCTTGGAATGAGCCTAGGTCAAGGCATTGGCAATGGTCTCAATACGTACTTTGCCAATCGCAGTCTGGACAGTGTGCTACAAGATAAAGCCCTTGAAGGTGCTCCGCAATCCAAGAAACTGGAAGCGATTCGTGCGGCTCTTAGTCCTTATGGTGAGAAAGGTCAGGAGATCCTTCAACAGCGTATGCAGATAGAGCAGGAGGAAAAGCAAGAGAAGGAGGTTAAGAAACAGGAAGGCCTTCAAAAGATCAAGGGAAAAGCGATTGGTAAGCTTCACAAAGGCGAGCAGTTGTCTGATGAGGAATGGTCACGCTTTACGCCTCAAGAAGTAGCAGCTTTGCAAAAGGCATATCATCCAAAAGCGGAAGGTGGCGTAACTGCTCAGCCAACCCCTCCAGCAGTGGCAAATAAAATTGCGGAAATACTTAAAAATAATCCCAAAGCAAACGCCGATGAATTGCGTCTTCAGATGGATTTAGAAAAAGTCCCTTCCGTATTCTCTAATCCTTATATTGAAAATCGTAGACAACAAGGGATTCAGAATGTCGAGCAATTTAAGGGAGAAAGAGAATTTCATACGAAACGTTCCTATCCGGTAGTGCAAGAGGCTGAAACAATCCTACAAACACATCCTATAAAAAAGGGTCTTTTAGATCAGCAAAGACGAGATATTGCTACAGGAAACGTGGAAGGCTTTCCGCAATTTATGGCTGACAAGCTTAATCTAGAGATATACAGGAATCCAGAATCTGCAAGATTTAAAAACATATCAAAGAACAGATTTGTAGAGAGCCTTGCAGAGCTAGGCGGTGCTGGAGCACGTCCAAACCAGTTTATCGAACAGCAGTTGACACAGGCTCAACCTGCTATAGGACGATCCGCTTTAGCAAACCAAACTGTGTTAGATTTGGAAGAATTCATTGAAGATATGAAGGTTCAGCGAGCTAAGTATGTCGAGCAGCTTGCCGCCGAAGATTTTGAAAAACATGGATATGAAAGAGGCGACTTAAACGCACGCGCCAACAAACTTATGGGACCTTACGCCGAGAAAAGGCAAGACGAAATGGCGTATGATATCAGAAAAAGAACCGAAGATGAAATGGATAATGAAACCCTCACGAGAGAGATAGTTGCAAAAAATGTTCCCAAGGATACGCCTTTGACAGTACGTGCAGCAAGGGTATTGATGATAAAGAACAATGATAATGAGAAAAAAGCCTTTGAGGAAGCAAAAAGACTAGGGTTCAAAATTCCTTTAGATTCAACATATCAACGAGGAACTCAATGACATCCATTTTTCAATATTCCCGACAAAACACAGATGAGGAACCTGAAGAAGTTCCTCAAATCTTTAAAGCTATCAAAGAGCAAAAAACAAAGCAATCATCATCCCCCGTGAATTCTATAGAGAAAAAACAGCCTGTATTCCCTGTAGAGAAAAACAATATTGTAGCTCCTGAAGAGGATAATATCCCTGTAAACACTTTAGGTACAAATAATCTTGCAGCTCCTGTAGAGGAAAATAATCCTGAATCCATAAAATTACCTGAAGAAAATGTACAAAATGATGAAGAGATTGCACAGGATATTGCTGATGCCGAAGCCTATGAAAAAGAAACTCCATTCGAAAGCGCTAAAAGAAATGTTTTATCTTATGGGGCAAGGGCGGCAGAAGGTTTTTTCGGGGGAATCGGCTCTTTTCTAAACCTTTTGACACCTGAATTATTTGAACCCATGGAAGAATTGGGAGGAAAAACACCCTATGAAATAGGAGCTCGGTTTCCAGGTGCAGGAGATTTACGCGAATTTACGAAATCAAAGACGGGTAAATATCTAGAGCCTAAAGGTGAGACTTCTAAGATTCTTCAAGAAACGGTTAGCGACATTGGTTCAATGTTTTCCACTCCTGGATTAGCATTTTTATCTAAACTAGCCCTTCCCGTGGGAGGACAGATAACAAAACAAGTTTTAAAGAAATCGGGTGCTAGTGAACGTAATCAGGAATTAGGAAAATTAGGATTTATGGCACTCGCCTCCTTGGCTAATCTAGGAAATGCACGAGGGGCGGCAGGAGAAGCTCTTAGGGATGCCGAGAACATGATTCCTCAAGGGATGAGATTTTCCGCTCAGCCTACAGAACATGCGCTTGCTAATATAAGACGCTCTAATTGGTTTACAACTGGTAGAACTCCGGCAAAAGGGCCGGCCATGGATGAAATAGCAAGGATAGAGGCGCAAATACAGAACGGCACCATAGATGCGCATGTAGCTATGCAGTTGAGAAGAGATATTAATGAAGCTCGCAGAAATTTGGGTGGATTTCAATTAAACCCTATTGCTGATCGTGCTGGCGCTAGAAGATACCTAGATCAGGTTGATGATGCCTTGTTAGAATCATTTCAACATTATGGAAATAATGTTAATCCACACTGGTTAAGAGACTATCAGTTAGCAAATCAAGCATGGGGAATCACACAAAGAAGTCGTTTAATTTCTGACTTGGTCGAGAAACATGCAAAACCGCTTCAAAGTCAAATGGCAAAAAATCTTTTTTATGCAGCATCTCCTGTCTTAGCTTCTTCGCTTCCTTCAGCAGCATTGGCTGTTCCTGGAGCATTAGCAATAGGAAAAACAATTCAAATAATGAATCGCATGATGCACAGCTCTGTGTTAAGGAGTCATTATTTGAATGTTATCCGATTGACTTCACAGGGATTATTGCCACAGGTTGTTAAAGAAATAGAAAAGTTTGACACAGAGGCATCAAAAATGGAAGCTAAAAAGGCAAATAGTCGTCGGGATTGATAAAGCTATACACCCAACCAGCAAAAAGAAAACCTATCGTTCCATATATTATAATCATTTTTCATTCTCCTTAAGTATATCAGGATTGTTAGGCATCGCAATCCTGGGTGTTTCAGATTGTGGAACATCGACAACATTCTTAACTTTGTACTCTGATAGTTTATCATAAAACATGATATACAGATGGTGAATATGCTCTGCTTGTGTTTTCATGTCTTTTTGCATTTGTATCAACATATAAGATGCACATGCAGTGAAGATTACCATGAAAAAAGATCTGATTGTTTCAAACCATTCCATATGATCTATCCCTTTTTTTGTGGTTCGCACATACCTTGAAAGTGCAAGCGCTCAAGTTCAGATTCACATATACGATAAGGCGCACGCTTTCCACATGATGGCCTCGATGCGTAAATCCTACCCTGTTTTATTGCCCTTCTAATGCTCACCGGATGCATTTTCAAACGCCCTGCGAATTCTTCTACTGTTAAGAAAATCATATACCTTTCTCCTTGTGTGCTACATATTACCACACTGTAACATATTCGCCCATAGAAGTCAATCACCTATCAATCAATGAATAGGTTTGTTGACTTCCACGAATGTTATTCAGTAATTTTTGATTAAACAATCCTTTTATGGAGAAAAGCATGTCTAAGTTGTTTCAAGTGTATGGTATTGGCCAGGCTCTTATCCCTGTTCTTCCACCTCCTTTAGCCTTTCAAAATCCTCCCACAGCCAATCAAACGAACTACGAAATCGGCCAAGTTGTCTACTATCCTCCCGTCAATCCCACTGCCTTTTACATGTACGGCGGCGGCGGAGCCTGGATCGAATTTGCTACAGCCTCAGGCGATGTCATTTCAGTAACAGGCACAGCTAACCAGATTTTAGCCAGTCCCACCACTGGAAACGTCGTCCTCTCCTTGATTGGCCCTTATACGCCTGCTACTTACACAGCTCACGGCGTGTTAGTTGGTGAAGGTACAGGTTCAATCGTAGCTACAGCAGCCGGAACCACTGGGCAAGTACTTACAGCAACCACAGCCGCAGACCCTGCATTCGCTGCTATAGGTACTAACTCTGGCCTAACAGCCCACGGTGTTCTTATAGGAGAAAACCTATCTGCCTTTTCTGCAACAGCCGCAGGAACTACTGGCCAAGTCTTAACAGCCACAACCTCAGCCGACCCAGCCTTTGCAGCGTTAGGTGTTAACTCAGGACTAACCGCTCACGGAGTAGTATTGGCAGAAAACACTGGTGCTTTTGTGGCTAGTGCCGCTGGAACAAATGGTGAAGTCTTTCTTGGTTCTACTGGTGCAGATCCTGCATTTGGCACGCTTACAACTTCCACAGGTCTTGCCTACACGTTAGGTGCAGCTGCATTGGCCATCGATGTAAAGTCAGGTGGTTACCATGTGAATGCTGCTTCTTCTGGTGGTAGCCTAGTGGCTCAAAACTCTTATATGTTCAGCCAAAACTTCCCCCAAGTCTCTTTTGCTCTTCCTGCTACGGCAGCCGTTGGAGACATGTTTTTAATTGTAGCAAGCTCACAAGCTACAGATGGTTGGATTATCACACAAGGAGCAAGCCAAGAAATTTGGCTAAACACAAATCACACCACAAACGGTGCTACAGGAACTCTAGCCGGACTTAAGTCAACATCTGTGGTTTTGGTGTGCACAATTGCCAACCTTGAATTTCAGGTGATTGGTGGTACAGGCACTACAGGGCTAACATTCACCTAAGAGGTCTATTTATGTTTACAACTCAAGCAAAACTAGATCCTTTAAGGACATTGGCATATACGAGCCTGGAAGCAACTTTCGTGGCAATAGGCCCTCCTTTAGCCCACCAGGCGCGCATTATATGCTTCACCAACACATCCGATGGTGACGTTATCTTCACCATGGACCCTTCACAAGACGAACTGATTGTCCCGGCAGGTGGCTTTAAGCTATTTGATATTACCACCAATCATCGTCCAGTCAATCAGGACGACTTTTGTTTTGCCATTGGCACTCAGTGGTATGTAAGATATGCAGCAATGCCAACCAAAAACGCGGTGTACATTGAAGTCCTCTACGCTCAACCACAGTCTACTTTTTTCAATGAAGGGTGATAAACGCTTTGACGCCTTAGTGAAACAGGAAATGATGGAACATCAAGCCATCATTTCCTCGCATCACAAGGAAATGCAAGCTTTGCGCGATGCTCTCAAAATGTCCATGGAGAGATTTGATTCTCTCTTTGAACATTCACATGCACAGATAAAGCAACAAGCCACTGATTTTGGTTTTGCTATAGCGGCGCTTCAAGAAAAAGATAAGGTCCATCAGGCTCTCATTGCTGATCAGAAACAAACGATACTTTCTCTCTACGAGGACATCCATCGGTTTTATCATACCCATGCCAATAAAGAGGATGTAGACAAGGTGAGACGTGACCTGTCCTCCATGATGCAACAGGCAAACATAGCTGACTTTAACACCTTTCAATGCTGGCAGCACTCTGTAAACAGCGTAATCAAATCATTTAAAGGTGAATTGGATGCGCTTAAGACAACATTACAGGAGCGCATGGATGAGCAAGATAAAAAGGTGGACAGCAATTTTTCTGTTTCAAGAATTGATAAGGATGGTGTGTCGAAAGAAATTAGAATCTATCAAAAATCCATCTTTATCATAGAAAAGAAGATAGAGAACATTTACACGCTGATAGAAAGAATCAATAAAAAAGGTGAAGCATGTCACAAGCAGGCATAATTGAATTTGAAAGTGCTTTTCCTCAAATCCCGACATCTTTTGTCACCAACATGGGAACGGCAGTTCCTATTGGCAACGTTTTGGAGATTTTCGCCACTACCGTTGCCGCTCATGGTATTCCTTTAGAGACAACAGGCTCAGGCAATACCGTTACAGTTGTCGCACAATATACTTCTGCTACTGTAGCAACGACAACAACACATGCCGGATTTGCTTCATTCAATAGCGCCCAATTCGTGGTTGATGCCAATGGTTGGGTATCTGTGAATAAGTCGGGTGTGCTGGTGGAATTAACGGGAAATAGCGGAACGGCCACGCCAGATGCTTCAGGAAACATCAATATTGTGACGGCAAACACGACAATCGAATTTATAGGAAGCAGCCATACCCTACTTTTCGATTGCTCTGGTGGTGCTCTTGTGAATCTAGGTATTGGGAGTTCTTTTCCTTCCATTACAGCAGGTGGTCAAGCAGACACAGGTTATGGCTCAGCAGCTTTAAACAGTATAATCAGCGGCCGTCACAATACCGGAATCGGAGCAGGTTCACTTCAAAGTTTAACTACTAGTAGTTTCAACACCATGACAGGCTCTCAAAGCGGATTGGATCTAGTTAGCGGGGGACAAAACTGTGGCTATGGATATGAAAGTCTTGCTTCTTTGGTGAGTGGAAACAGCAATGCCGCGTTTGGATATGAAACTCTGTTGAACTGCACAGGCAATAGCAACACGGCTATTGGAACATCAGCAGGAAGCAACTATACGGGAACAGAAAGCTCTAATATTCTTCTTTTCAATGCAGGTACTTTAGGCGAATCCAATGTGATGCGCTTAGGCACAGCTGGCTCTCAGACTTCTGCTTACGCGGCAGGCATTACAGGCGTTACTGTAGCTGCTTCAGCTCCAGTCGGTGTTGCTTCAACGGGCCAGCTTTCCTCTCTTGGATTCGGAACTGTAAATTATATATTGACGAGTAATGGTGCAGGAGTTAGCCCGACATGGCAACCAAATTCTGCTTCTGGAGATATTACAAGCGTACTTACTGCCAATGCTACGCCGCAATTTAACTTAGTAGGCACAGTAGAAACCGTAGATTTCAACCTTACCAATCTGGCGCTAGGCAGTAGCATGCCCTCCATTTCAGGGGCCACAAACAACGTAGGAATGGGATCAGGTGCCCTTAATTCTATCACAAGTGGGTCACTAAATGTGTGTGTAGGCTTTAATTCTGGAACTGCTCTAAATAGCGGCACTAACAACGTATCTATAGGGCAAAACAGCCTAATCAGTGGCACAACAACGGTCGGATCAGTTGGAGTAGGTCAAGGGTCGCTTCAAGCAGTAACCACAGGTCAATATAATATAGGTGTCGGTGCAGCTGCATTATATCAAACTAATGGGTCGTTTAATATAGGATTAGGTCACGCTGCTGGTGGAAATTATACAGGAACTGAAAGCTATAACATTGCAATTGGAAATAGTGGTGTTACAGGAGAATCCAATGTAACGCGCATAGGTACTCCACCTGGAGCAGGCGCCGGACAAAGTTCATGCTACGTCGCTGGTATCACTGGAGTCACCGTCGCAGCTTCCTCTCCAGTTGCCGTTAACTCTCTTGGCCAGCTAAGCGACCTAGGCTTCGGAGTCCTTGGGCAAGTCTTGACGAGCGCAGGACCTGCTACTAGTCCAGTATGGGCAGATGGCGCATCAGTTCTTGCTATCACGAGTGTGACACACGGAGCATCTCCCTATACAGTTCTAGTCGCAGATCAATTCCTAGCATGCCAAACATCTGGTGGCGTGATCACTATCAAGCTGCCCAATGCCCCAACAACTGGACGCGTAATCTACATCAAAGATAGTAACGGCGCAGCAGCTACGAGCAACATCAGTGTGACCACAGTAGGGGGCTCTGTCACCATTGATGGGCAGACCACATACACCATGAGTGCAAACTATCAGTCTATCAACGTTATTTTTGACGGTTCTAACTATGAGGTATTTTAATGGCTTACAGCGGACCTAAAAGCGGCGCACCTATTGTGACCACATACACTTCGGGGTCTGGAACGTGGACTATTAATCCTAACACTGTGTGGGTAGAGGCATACTTATATGGTGGTGGAGGGGGTGGAGGATCTGGAAGAAAAGGAGTTACTGGGACATCCGGTGGTGGTGCAGGTGGAGCAGGTGCACAAGCGGCACATGTAGAAGGACCAGCAGCTATATTCGCAGGAGGACTTTCATATACTATAGGAACAGGTGGCGCTGGAGGTCTTGCACAATCAACTGATTTAACCAATGGAAATCCTGGTATTGTAGGAAATAATACAACGCTTGGAGCTATTGTAGCTTTGGGTGGAAATTTTGGATCAGCCGGTACGACAGGCTCTCCACCAGGAGGCGCATCCACAGCATCTTATGGATCATTTTTTTCTTCTGGTTCCGTAGCTGGATCGGGAGGAAGTGGATCACCTGCAAATGCTGCATCTGTCGGGGACAGCGTGACTCATGCTGTATTATCCGTAACCACAGGTGGAGGAGGAGGAGCAACAGCGAATACTGTTACTGCTGGAGCCGGTGCGTTGGGAGGTGGTTTATTGAATTTAGCTGGAACTGTTCTTGTGGCAGCAGCTACCGGAGGAATTGAAACGGGAACTATCAACGGATCTCCTGGTGGTACTGCTTATGCTGCTGGTGGTGTAATGGGTGCAGGAATGGGCGGTGGTGGTGGAGGTGGTGCCAAGTCTGGATCTACTGGAGGCACAGGAGGAGCCGGATCACAGCCAGGTGGCGGCGGCGGTGGTGGCGGTGGTGGTATTAGTGCGCAAGCTCCTTCGGGTGCCGGAGGAAAAGGCGGAGATGGAATGATAATGATAGTTGAATACTTCTAACAAAAAAGGTGCATCATGCCGCTGAAAAAAGGTACGTCAAAAAAAGACATTTCATCTAATATCAAAACAGAAATGCACGCTGGAAAAAAGCAGAGTCAGGCCGTGGCTATTGCATTAAGTGTAGCCAGAAAATCAGGGGCTAAAATCCCCAAAAAAGGAAAGAAGTAACTTTATGGATAAACAGATAAAGAAAGAAAAGAAGATCATGGATAAGGGCATGGACAAGCTCGCAAGCATGGACAAGAAGAATGACAAGAAGCATGAGAAGATTGGAGAAAAGAAAGCCATGAAGATGAAGGGCTGTTCCATGTAGACAAGACGCGTTTACTCCATGTAAACGCGCCTATCCCTCTCTCATGTGGTAAGTATTTTCCAACTGGAACTAGCTTCCTCTCTGTATTTATCCAAGTCAACATCCTTGAGCTCTGGAATCTCATCATAGACTATACGTCCACGCCTAACCATCTTCATTATCTTTACACCGCCACCTGAACAGTTTTGATCAGCACAGCGCTTTAAAAGCTCTTTGCGGTACTGTTCCTTTATCTCTTCCAGCATCTTAATTTGTATGCTCAGTTGGCGATACTCCTTAGCCGCCTCGTTCCATGCTGGCTCTTTTGACATATCTACATAATCCGAATCCTGCAACTCCGGCGGCTCACTAAATGCCATGCACTTCAAGAATGCTTTCGCCACTGGAAGGAATTTCGCCTTAAATGCTGGGTCAGGCAAGACTTCTATCACAATATCCTTCTCTTCATCTTCACCCCCCAAATGATAAAATGCCTTATCAGCTCCCGTAACTAGCAATTGATGCTGTATTTGATCTAGATAATATTGCGGTATCATCCCCTGCCGCCCCATGCCGTAAAGTTTAAGCCCTCCCGTTTTTATCTCTAGAATGTATTTGCCGCAATCAGATATCCCATCCAGGGACGCGCCCAAGAAGTCATATTCTGAGCTTTCTACGACGGCAGGGGTCATATTAATCCCGAACTTCTCTATAAACCTTTCTCTAATGAAAGGCTCAAGACCCTTTCCTCTTTCCATGGCGTAATTGGTCGGCTGCTCTTCTATCAAATCGAGCTTCCTTTGCCAGCACTTATACGCCGTAGACCATGGAGAAGAGCCTAGAATAGCAGGGCAATCAGTAGCTGTAATAACCGTCTTTCTCCAAGACAGCCACTCTGGGCTGCCTTGTTCTACGTTAATAATTTTCATTATGCTACCCCTCTTTCTTCACTTGCTAAGAACTTGATCTTGGCATGAAGTAATGTAACACACTTACCAAAACTATCCTTTGGAATGTCTTGCAAAGATACGGCATTGAAAGACTTTTTAATCCAGTCGAAAAAAGGCTTGGGTTCTTCTAGATGTCCAACCAACGCATTCAAGGTGTCCATTTGGTTTTGATCTATCTTTTCTACTGGCGCAACTTGAGGGGATGGCGCTACCGACTGCTTTTGTTTTGCTTCCTTCTCTTCCTTTTGTTTTGCTTCCTTCTCTTCCTTTTGTGCTTTACCTCTCCCCACTGCCGTTTCTCCATCATCATCATCTTCGCACACTACGCCAACTAGGGCAGAAAGCGAATATCTTCTTAGGTAAGTCATTGCTGCGCCTATTCCTTGGCTATCGTCTTTTTTTAGGAGAAGCGGCAGATATGATTTCACCCATTGGCCCGACGTATGGGCCAGCGTTGTCACCATGATAATCTGCTTATCTACCATTTCGGTTGTCTGCATGATGCAAAGCCCGTTCTTACCTAGAACGGGTCGGGCAGCATCCCATACACTACCCAAATCAGCATATGAGCTAGTGTAAAACGGGTTTACTTTATCCTTGATAGCGGCTTGCATTTCGCCTTGAGCTTTTGATAAGGCCGAGGCTAATTCGTGAATGAATTCTGATTGTGACATAATTTACTTCCTTAATTTGGCGTTTTTGGTAGTATCTTGGCGTTTAAATTCTCAGGCTTACAGCTTCTCTCTGCTGTTCAAGTATTTTGCGAGCCATCTTGGAAGGCTCTTTCCTTCCGCTTTCCCAGTGGCACAACGTTGAGTGCGCTATTCCCAGAGCATGGCAGAACTCTTGCTGTGTCATGCCCATTGTAATGCGTAGCTGTTTAATTTCTTGTGCGTTCATATCTCCCCTGGTTTTAATTGCCCCCTTTCGGGGGCGTAGTCTCTAGACTATTGTTACGTTTGCTAGCGTGTGTGCTGCCGCCCTTCTCTTTATTTCCTCTAGTCTTTCTTTAATTGCTTTTCTTTCTGCCTCAATTCTTGCTTCTTCTGCTTCTATGCTTCTTACTGGTCTTGCTGTTTTCATCTGCTTCTCTCTTTGTTTTATGTCTTGTCGGATTGCTTACCGACTATACTATATAGTGTATCATATCGTGTATTTTGAGTCAAGGGCCTAGAGAACAAATAGTGAAAATCGTTCTCTAGGCATATCTTACATGAAGTCTCTATCAGAGAGACCGACACAGCTCATGCAGCATCCGCACTTACAGGACTGATACCTAGGACAATCGGTTGGATAATAAAGTTCCATAAGATCATCCATGGTTTCTTCTTCAGGTATGAAGTATATCGGGGAAAACTCTGGTGGCGTTAATTGTATTTCCATAGTTAAATCCCGTATTCTTCTTTAATTTCTTGCAGGTCATTCAATTGTAGGGACAACTCCCAAACGACACGCTCCAAGAAATTAAACCCTGCTGCGTTGTAATTGTTTTGATCATTGCAGTACTTTTTTAGCGCTGCTGATGTGGAAGAGATGTTGGCTATCGCTTCCTCAATGATGTTCTTTTTCATCCTATGTTCTCCTTAACGGTTGACTGGCGGCTCTTGCCCCTATGTTCTATATTGTACCATACTGTTACATACAAGTCAATAGATGCTGAAAGAAAGCTGTTTTTTTCTCGTTTATCTTGCGTTTATAGCGCCTCAAACGGTATGCTGCCCCTGTATCGCAATACTGTATTTTCATACAGGCAAACACATAGAAAAGGGTGATCAAATGAACAAATTCGCTTCCTGGATATACTACAATCACAAAAAGCAAAGGGGTGTAGCTGAGAAGCTGGGCATTAGCACATCGACGTTGCACGACATACTTAGAAAAGATCTCGTGCCAAGCCTTAAGATTGCTTACGAAATAGAAAAGTACACAAACGGAGACATTACGCTCTACGACTGGATAGACGTTATCAAGGCAAAGAAGAAGGAAGCAAGTGAGGTCGTAGCCAAAGAAAAGAGAAAAAAAGTCGCGCAAGAGACATGAAAAAGAAAAAACCTTACTCACTGAACTCCCTCTGTGACACTCTTAGTCTGGAGAGTAGTGAATACGGTCAGTCAATTGCAAATAAAATTATAAAATATTAAAAAGGTGAAGCACCCAACGCCAACCAGGTGCTTCACTAGAACACATAGGACACTACCAAAAACGCCCCTAACTCCTAGGAAAGAAGCGCTATGCAAACAACCATAAGCATTCCTGGGAAAAATCACAATCTTTTCCAGAGGAAATATGCAGGATTACGAGGAATTCCCTCCCAAAAACAATTTTATAAGAGTGCTAAAGGTCTGTCCCAAATCTGCCCTTCTTTATGCTCAGTTATGGAAAAAACGAGATGAAAGGCTTCGCGTTGAAGCAAAAAAAGAAGACGTTCGCAAAGACTATCTGTTATCCCCGACCATGTTTAGGAATCTACTTACACCGTTGATGTCCCTGAACGTTGTAAGCTTCGTTGAAAACGACGAAAAGTTTCGCATAAACATTGCAGGGGCGCATTTGAATGATTGAATGCGCTTGCGAATGTAAGAGATTTTGTGCTAAAAAAGAAATCGCCTCGACGTTCAATCGAGGCGATTGTGATTGCAGGGACGCAATCCGAAAGACTGGTGTACCTTTCGTTATAGCATCCCTGGGAAAAACGCGCAATGCTTTTTACAGGGAGATTCATCATGTGTGAAAGATTCATCAAATTCATCCCCTCGTCTGAGGCTATGTTCCTTGTTAGGAATCATCCTAACGCATTCATCTTGCTTACCATTATCGCAGAGAGAGCGCGTAGGTTCATGAATGGAGCAGATGGACTTTCTATGGGTCAATGTCATTTGGGCGATCACAAATCTTATGGATTGACTCGCTCAGAATATCGAACAGCAAAAGACATTCTTAAAAACAGAAAACATATCGAAATCATTGAAACTTGCCGTACAAGAAAAAACTTGAGCGCCACACCATCTCACGAGCATCGCCAGACTTTGACCACCGACACAACCACCGAAATGACGACCGGATTAACCACAATAGGAACACTCGTACAGCTATGTAGCAGCTCTGTTTATGATATTAATATTGATTTGAAAAACAATCATGTTGACGACCCAAATAACCACCCAGATCGCCACCGAATCGCCACCGGATCGCCACCGAATCGCCACGAACAAGAAAGAAAGAAGGTAAAGAAAAGAAAGAAAGAAGAAATATCCCCAACCCCTTTTTTTTCGATTTCAGAAATCAAATGCTTTTTCGGGGAATTCGTTTCTCTCACCAAAGAACAGCACTCATCGCTTTTGTCGAAACATGGAGAACAGTTCGTAGAACACATGATAGATGTTTTAGATGCTTACAAGGGATCTAAACATGGATCTAAGGAAGAAAAAATCGCTTTATATGGTTGTGACTATGCTGTGATGAAGAAAGGCGGATGGGTAGAAAAACGCACGAGAGAAGATTTGAGCAAGGATAAATCACTCGAAAACAAAAAATTCGGCAGTGCCCCACAAGACAGGAGAACAAAAGGAATTGATGGAAAACCGATCTCTAGCGCAAGTGAGGGTAAGTTTTAATGCCAAAATTACACGAAATAAATGACAAGTCACCCGAGTTTATGCAAGCCGTAAATGACTTTGTCATTAAGCCTTACGGGTTTTTCCTCATTGCTGGGTCTAATGGAGGAGGTAAAAGCTTTACAGCGCGCGCCATTTATGACCATTTTTGGCATCCACACCGCAGTCAAGCCATGTGGAATCAGGTAGAACTCAATATGGAGTGGCAAAGGGTGTTCAAGGAATATCAGGACACAAGTTATTTGTTGCAAAGATTGGTAGAAGCTCCTCTTCTTGTCCTAGATGACCTTGGAGTGCGAACTCCATCCGATTCCTTCATGGATTTTCTTTATTTTCTTTCTGAAAGAAGATTCGAGTCAAAGGTGCCATGTGGAACGATAATTACGACAAATTTAAATTCTCAAATGCTTCGAGAACGGTTTGGAGACCCGTTTGTTAGTCGTGTATCTTCCGGAGTATGTTTGCGATGGGATGGACCTGACCGAAGATGTAGCAAATTCTAGTTGACAGATGGTTGTAGATAGGTTATCATGAAACAAAGAGGAGTTTAACGATGAACGGTTTTGATTTTATTAGCCACGAGGCATATCCAGAAGACCCATACACGCTTGAGGCTGTAGTGTTGGCTATCGAAGGAAAGCATAGAGTGACCTACATACGCAAGAAAATGAAGAATGGGGGCATGTTTTGGGATGTTATTTCGGCTGGTGTGACAAGTCGCGGTGAGAAGAAGTACCTCAAGGCGTATGCTCAGGACAGCAATTTCCTCCGTGAGGACATCATGAGCTTCCTCGAAAGTCGTAGCTGGGAAAGTGGAGGCAGGGCAAGTGTTGCGAAAGATACCAGCGTTCCGTTTTGATATCGTGAATCAAAACGCAGATGCCTCTATTTCGCAAAGTAAGGCACCTCCAGTCGCGCAAACGGGGTCCGGCCATGGCAACATGCCACCGGACCCTGATAACGCAACAGACGCGATGCTAGGTGGCAAAAACGAGGTCTTTACTTTACGGCTCCCTATTCGCACGGTAAGCGAGGCAAATAACTTTGAGCATTGGACGAAAAAGCATAAGCGCCACAAAGAGCAAAAGCGCGCCGTGGCCTTGGCTTTGAATCCGCACAAAGCCGAAATTAAGTTGCCTTGTCATATTAAAATAACGCGAGTTGCGCCTAGAAAACTAGACCGATGGGATAATTTACCAATGTCTGTGAAATATATTCTTGACACATGTTGCGCCATCATCACGGGAGATTTTAGGCCCGGCCGCGCCGACGATGACGAACGAATTACAGTTTCATATGAACAAGAAACAAACTCTGAGTATTATGTAATACTAGAGTTTGTTTATTAGAGCCTTAATTTCTCTTTAGATAGAGAGGGTAAGCATCCATGAGAAAGAGCATGGTGTAACCGGAGCCGAGTTTTTCGGGAGAGACAAGACAAACGCGCGGCACGGGCAAAGTAGGGTGTAAGGCTTCCCATAGGTGCTTTGACGCTCCTACATCAAGCTTTTCATGGTCCTTAAGATTCAGCGCCCATTCAAAGCAATCTTCATAATCTTTTTTCATAGAATCAAGAATTTTTTGCTCATCGCTATCACTTTCTGTTTCGTTTTCTCCCATCATTTCATCTCTGATTGCCACTAGCTGCTGTAAATTTTTGAGAAGGGCCTCTGTCAATTCTAAACTTTCCTTTGACACTCTTTTCATTTGGTTTCCTTTTGTTTTTTCAAATAAAAACAGATGTGAATTGGTGCGTTATCTTCACCTGATTTTTCATTCTGTTCTTGCACGCACAGCAAATATTGCGTGAATGCTTGCGTTTGACTAATGCCTAAATCGATGCATACTTTCGCATGCATCTTGAGTAGGGTGCTAGGTAATAGCAGATTTAGCCTTTTTTTGTCGTTTGTCATGTTTCCCATTTCTGTAAATTCAATTGAATAGACTTTCCGTTCATACACACCGATTCCACATCGCGTAAGCAGTTATGGTTAGGGTTGAATGCCATAATACTATGACACATCAATATTTCATTAAGGATTAAGGCGGCGTGCTCTTCTGTGCATTCATCAATCAAAGCACATGTTGCTCTGAATTTCTTGATTTGTTGCGGTGTAAAGGAAGCGCTTAAAACTTCTTTTTCTTCTTTCATGTGATCTAATGAAAATTTCATGTTTCCTCTATCTATTCAAGTACTGATTCAAATGTGATTGCTATCGATGACAAATTCCATGTCGTGTGTGCGTCCCATTCAAAAAGTTTCCACTCTCCCGGACCTACCCGACAAATCTTTTGCAATTTCCTTTTTGGAGGAATGGGTTTCGCGTTAATCCAGCACATGTAATCTGTGTTATTCGTAAACTTTGTCAAGTGTTCAAGCTTGTCAAGTTGAAAGGATTGTATTTTCTTACTCATTTTCTTTTATATGCTCCCTTAATTCTTTCAAGTTGTGAAACCATTTTTCCACAGTCCAAATAGGACCTAAAACACGCTTAAATGTTGCTACAACATCATCCGATTCTTTTTCATCCTCCCATACATTCCCGTCAAATTGCCATTGGTAATATCCGTATGGAGTTTTACAGGTATCGTATTCTATGCCACACGTATTATCTGTAACGAATTCCATTTTCTTTCTGTTGAATAGTCTTCTTATTTGGCTTCCTTTCATGGTGTTGTGTCCTCTTAAAATGGTATTTTGCTCATCTCAAAAGAGATGGCGCGTTTAATGTTTTCGAATGTTTGGGCCTGTTCTTTTTGTCTCTCTTCTCTATCTTTTGCGCCCGGCTGAACAATTTCACAAGTACAGGTCACGTTTCGCATAACTTTTTCGTAGGCCATAATCTCTTTAAGATATTGCGTTTGAAAGTCGTCAAGCTCTTCAAAGTGTGTGTCCTTAAAGCTTTCTATATCTTTTGCGCTGCTATATAGGCTCAGGGCCTCCCAATGGACGTGTTTAAATTCGTCTAGATACAAGATGGCAATCGAATGATAGGTGCTTTTTTTGGGAGCGCACCATAGGCCAGTTTTTGGATTCATGCTTTGACTTACAATGCGCTGGCCTTGGCCTTTTTTGCTTTCTATCCAATAGCGCATTTTGGTGCGTAATCTAAAGCCCCATGGGTAATCTTCCACGATGTAGGCGGTTTCTAGGCTGTTGTGTCCGTAAAGGTATTGCATTGTGTTCTCTCTAAGTTTTGGGTTTGTTGCCCCCTATTCGGGGGCGTGTTTTGTTTTAATCTAGATTGTCCATTTTCCGTCGTGATCACACCATTTTCTAGTGAGAACTTTGCCGTTATTGTCTCTTATCCACACTGAAAATCTGCTTCCAAAACCTAATCTTGTAGCTTGGGCTTTTGCGCCTCTTAAACTAGATGCTTTGATATTCTTTCTAGCTCCACAACCTGAATGTATTTCGTAATCAATCATTTTGTCCTCTTTAAGTTTTGTGTCTATATTCTTTATAGGGCTGCTACAACTTGCCGGGTTTGGTAGCCCGGTCACCAAGGAGACATGCACTATACCTTACATTATGCCACACTTCTTCATTTATGTATATAGCATGTGATACGATTGACTGAAAATCGCGTCCTTGCTATAATGAGAACAAACAATGGAGTATTTATGCTAAAGACGCTTGGGAAAAGAGTGCTTGTGAATGCTGTACAGATAAAGGCAGGGCAGCTTTTTATTGCGGGTGGAAAGCCTAGCCAGTATGAAGTGATGGGGATTGGAGATGAGGTCACAAAGGTGAAAGTGGGAGACGTCATCTACCTTGAAAAGCATTATGGGGCGGAGATAGAGCATGATAAGCAAAAGTATCTAGTCGTGGAAGAAGCTACCATTTTGGCCAAGGTTATTGACTAGAAGTATTTTGATTTCCTAATTTGGGGTTTATGACCGAGCTTACCGTTATATTCAAGGGTGAGGATAAGACTTACAGGCAAAAGTTTCTGTTATATGAGACTTATGGGGTGTCTGAAGATGATCAGGTTGTTTTAAGGTGTATTCACGAGGCACAACAGAATTTTGATGGTGAGGTGGATACGGTGCAAATAAAGATTCACATGGAGATAGTATAATGCCTGTAGGAGCTCCTAGAACAGTATCAGGAAGCGATGAGGAAATGGTAGCTCTTGGTAAAGAGATGGTTGCTTATGTTAATAAGCACAAGAAAACTATGCTTCATTTATCTGAATGGTACACGATTGAAATGGGCCTCACTTATAATGAGTGGAAAACCTTTATACAGATCAAGTCTTTCCTTCCCTATTATGAGCAAGCGCTGAAATTAGTTGGTATGAAGTACCTCGATAAAAATTCAAATGTGAGAGATGGCATATCTAATAGATGGCAAAGAGTTTATTTTGGAGATCTAAGAGAGAGTGAAGATATTGATGCAGATGCAGAGGCGGCACGCAAGGCTTCAGCTCTTAAGGGAGAGGCACGAGCTGCTGAAGAAGAGAAGCAAAGAGTCTTGGATGAAGTGCAACGCAATAAGAGAGAGCTCTCTTAATTAGCATCTATGAAGAAGAGAAAGAGCTACGTTACCTTTCCTAGTGAAGTTATTGGATACAGGGTGACACCTGACGACTCTCGTATAATAGTGGAGTGTAAGGATGCGTTTTACGAGTTGAAACAGGATAGCAAAGGTTTTGTTAGAAAGCATATCAGTGATAAAGAAAAAGAGAGAGAGCCCTCATGAGTAGTAAGTGGATACAAGGCGCAATCAAGCATCCTGGCGCTCTTAAGAAGACGCTAGGTGTCAAGAAGGGTGAAACGATACCTGAAGGCAAGCTTAAGAAAGCGGAGCATAGCAAGAATCCTACGACTGCTAAACGTGCTCATCTTGCTGAAACACTAAAGAAGATGCATAAATAGTCTATATGCACGATGAGTACATACCCACGAAAGAGCAACTCTGCTCGAAACTCTGGCGCCTTACTAACCTCTATCATATTACAGACAAGTCCGGCCACGAGATAATCTTTAATCTAAATTGGGCGCAACAGCAGCTCTTTGATAGAGAATGGCATCAAATGCTAGTCCTTAAGGCACGGCAGTTAGGTGTCACAACTTATTTCGCAATAAACTTTTTAGATGACTGCTTCTGGTACAAAAATACGCATGCTGGCATTATCGCGCACAGGAAGGAAGACGCTGAAGATATCTTCAAAAAAAAGGTTAAATTTGCCTATGACCGAATGCCAAAATGGACGCGTGCTTTTAACTCCGCAACAAACGATAGAGCTGGGGAACTTGCTTTTGAAAATGGAAGTGCTTATCGAGTATCTACAGGGTTTAGATCAGGAACATATCAACGCTTACTTGTATCTGAGTTCGGGAAAATATGTGCAAAAAGTCCCGACGTCGCAAAGGAAATCATTACGGGCAGTCTTAACACTGTTTCAGCAGATCAAATTGTCGCTATCGAGTCTACCGCTGAAGGACGAGAGGGCTATTTCTACGATTTCGCAAAGCAATCAGAAAGTCTTTCACTTTCCGGAGTTAAGTTATCTCCAATGCAACAGCGCTTCTTTTTCTTCCCTTGGTACGACGAGCCCGGATATAGAGCCCAAGGGGACGACGTGATTGTGAGTAAAGAGACAAACGAATACCTAGACCGAATAGAACTAGAACGCCAGCGCAAGATTGATGAAGAGCAACGCCGATGGTATGAAGTCAAGCATAAGATGCTTGGTGAAGCAATGAAACAGGAATATCCATCTACCCCGAAAGAAGCGTTCGAGAGCGCAAATGAAGGTCTCTATTATGGGTTACAAATTAGCAAGCTTAGGAGTAGTGGCGCTGTCTGTCCCGTTCCTTATAATGACAGCCTTCCTGTTTATTCCGCTTGGGATATCGGCCTGGATGATTTTACAGCTATATGGTGCTTCCAAGTCAATCGTGGAGGACAAGTTTCAATTATAAACTATTATGAGAATTGGGATGAAGGTGCCTCACATTATTGCGATTGGCTTAACAAGCAAAAATACCGCTTTGGGCGCCATATCTTCCCTCATGATGCGAGAAAGCGTGATATTGGCTCTAAGACACAATATCTTGATTACGTTACGCCGCTTCTCGACGGGCGCTTCACGGTATTGGATATCAAGGAGTGTGACAAACTTGAAGGTATTCAAACGGTACGAGCAACACTTTCGCGTTGTGTTTTTGATGAAGCAAAGACAAAGGTGGGGCTTGAACATTTAGAAGCCTACAAGAAAGTATGGGACGATAGGCTAGGCTGCTACAAGAATACGCCCTTGCATGACGAGCATTCACATGCGGCTGATAGCTTTAGGTATTTGTGTATTGGTCTCAAGTCTATAGAGCGAAAGGATGATAGAGGGCCCGACGACGATATCAAGGCGGTAAACGCGTATTATGGGGTGTGATGGAAAAGATTGAGTATGAGAACTATGAGACAGGATTAATTAGATCTTTTGAGTATGAAGCGTCAGACTCGTTAGAGCGCTTGGACCATTTTGAAAAGCTGGAAAAGCTTGGATTTTCAAAGATTGATATCTGCGCTCCATATTTCTACACAACTGAATCCCCTCCTGCTATAGAGGTATTTTATTTTAAATCGAAACAGGAAGGTATAGTTGAATTGTGGGACAGTGTTGAAAGGCTTTTTGGTTTTTATTGTCCAAATCTTAGGTCTTCCTCAGACGCTTTAAAACACCTGTTACAGATAGCAAAAACAATGATTTACATCGAAAAGTCTTTGGGTGAACTCACAAGAAAGTCGGAGAGTGAATGATGAATAAGTATTTAGTAGATGTAGACGAAAAAACCACTGTAGAGATATATGCTGATTGCATTGATATAGAAAATGGGGTCATATCATTTATTTGCAATCATAAAACTATAGCAGAATTTGCGGTGTGGCGTTATTGGAAGTTTGAAGGAGCAGGGGTTAAATGATGGACGAGCACGATATCAAAGAGCTTATCAAAGAGTCACTAGAAGAGTTTTTCTTTTCTGAAGAGGAATATGCCCCTTTCAATCGGCTACACGACAAAATAAATCAATTGATAGAAGTGAGTCGTATTGAAGACAGGGCGCAATTGGCGCTAAAGACTTGTGACAAGTTTGACGATTACATGCGAAACGTAGACAAGTTAAACGCCATGATAAACGAATTCAAGGGCCTTGTAGCTATTGCGAGGAGTCAAGTCAAGCAGACACAAGATGCAAGTGAAACGCTGGCATTACAATTAAAAGAAATATGTGGCATATTCCGCCTTTACATGATGGAGAGAGCACCATGACGACAACACCCCAATTTCATCTTCATGATATCTCGCGCCGCTTGCATAGTATTGAAATGGCTTTGCTTCCAGAAGATGAGGCCTCTATTTTTGAGAGACTGGCGCATATAGAGGAAGCAGTTCAAAAGATAGACAGAATATCAGACCAATTGGCGTTGATAATTAAACTTTTAGGTAAACATGAATAGAGCAAAACGAGATATCTTCCGCTTCAACGGCGAAAAGCCTACTGCAATCAACTTAGAGCACGTTACTCATATGAGCGTGGAAGGTAAACGCCTTAGCTTTTACTTTTACACGGACTGTATGTCTGTTGACGTGGCCACTGAGGAAGATGCAAAGAACTGTTTTGAAACATTGTTAAACTTATGGGTAGCCGATGCCGTGGATAAGCAACAAGCAGATTAAAGAAATGTTAGAGCCTATTAATGCTCGCTTCACTCACATAGACGACTCTCTCAAAATGTTACGCGATGAAGTGAGACGCGTTCATGTGCAACAAACGTGCAGTGCAGAAAGTGCACAACTTAGAGAGATTAGTCAAAGGTTGTTTAACATAGAAGAACAGATTTCAACTTTTTATTTTGTGAAGGTGCACAAAAAAGAAAAGGAAGAATCGAAAGACGCTATGGATTCGTAACATTGCGTTGCTTGATAACCGCCTCAAATAAATGCAAAAACACATCCTTATAGAACACGGCCTGTTCAACCGTCTCACATTGTGAAAGGATGCATCTTATTGTTGCGCCTATCAACGCGGGCATCGACAAATACAAGACTTGATCTGCAAGGACTTCGGAAATTGACTCTTGCAACTTCACCGTCAATTCTTCAACGTCTAGCAAGTCGTCTCTCGATACCTTATGCATTTCCATGCTCTCCCCCTTGCGTGTAATCTATTTTATTCTACAACATGAAGCTAATAATTCCTATGGGGTAAGATGCGAAACAATGACCCGATTTTCTGGCCCGAAGACTCACTGAATGTTTCATTGCGCCAAAGCATGGAAAAGAATTACTCAGACAGCATCAACATCTTACAGGCTCAATGGTATCAAGCCGACATCAATCAGCGCTTCACAATCAATGATCAAGAGATTTGGGGCCTCATCTTTCCAGGCGTAGCAACCTACCGCCGTAAGGTCTGGAACTTCAATATCATGAATCCCATTAGTGAGGCAATCAGCGGCCAGCAACGCCAGACTCGTAAGAGTTCGGCTGTAATTCCTATTCACAACGGCGCTCAAAAGACATCTGATCAGCTTACCAAGTGCCTATATCATAATCATAAGCAAGGCTTTCACCAAACCTTTAGCGACGCTTTCCAGTTAGGCGCAATCATTCAGGGTTTAGGCTTCATGTATATGTATGGAGACTCTACAAAGGACCCACTCAGCCCAGACCCTAGATGGCGCTATATCGACATGAAGTCGTGCTTGTTTGATCCATATTTCCGCAAGCACGACATGTCCGATGCTCGCTTTTGGTGGGTAAGAACTTTCTTTGATGCGCAAGAAGCGGCTCTTATGTATCCTCAATTCGGTGACGAGATACTATCATTGCCCAAGGGTACTTATAGGGACGACAAGTTCTATTACATGCCAGAAGTCTATCAAATCCAATTTCCTAACCTGATTGCCTTCGATGAATATTGGTATGCGACTAGCCGTGAAGCGACTTTCCTTGTTGATAAGCAGACTGAAGAGTGTCAAGAATTCCAAGGCACTAAAGAGCAGCTCAAAGAGGTCATGCAAGCATTCAAGGGCAAGCTTGCCACCATCAAGAAGCCCGTCCCAACTGTGCGGCGTAGTATTATTCTTAATGATAGGGTCATTGTTGATGAACCTAACCCTTACGGCATGGACCGATACCCCGTTGTCCCCATGCTTGCCTTTTTTACTGCTGATACGCCGTACTACGCCTACAAGTTTAACAGCCCCATGACTATGCTCCGTGATCCACAATACTTGCTGAACAGGCTCAAAGTAAGCAATCTAGAAATACTTGACGCGCAACAGCAAGGACTGAAAGTTAAGAAAGGCGCACTGGTTACGCCAGATGATGCATTAAATAATGGGCATGGACGCGTCCTTACCATTGATAACGACTTCCAAATGGATGACGTTCAGGCAATGCCTATTGTGCCGCCTTCACCCGTCATGCTTCAAATGGAAGACATGCTCAAAAGCATATTCTATAACATCGCGGGCATTGATCCAAGCGCCATGGGAATGGAAGTAGACGACAAGGCCGGCATTATCTCTATGATGCGTCAGGCTGCTACAGCGCGCAACTTACAGCGCCTGTTTGACCAAGCAGACGAATCTCAAAGACTTTGCGGTGATATTGAAATTGAGTACATGCAGAAGAATTGGACTTATGGGAAAGTCAAACAGATAATTGGTGAAGAGCCTACGTCTGAATTCGACAGCGGCATCTTCTTCAAGTATGGGTGTAAAGTAGTCCAGGCACCTCTCACAGAGACTCAACAGCAACTTGAACTAGCTCAAATTCTCCACCTTCAACAGCTCTATCCCGACTTGGTGCCTCCCGATGAAATCATAGAATGTATGACGCTCCAAAACAAGGATCGCATCATTGAAAAGATCATGGCTAAACAGAAGGCGCAACAAGAGCAACAAGCGAAAATAGAACAGATGCAGATGCAGCAAATGGAAGTTGATAACTTGACCAAAGTTGCTTACGCCCATAGCCAAGAAGGCCTAGCTAAAGAGCGCGTTGCCAAGATTCAAACAGACTCCGCTATTGCGCAAGATAAGTTGCGTCGTGCTCATCAAGAAGACACGGCCAGCTTGCTCAATGTCGTTAAGGCGCTTAAGGAAATTAGGGGCATGGACCTAGACCATTTAATGCAACAAGTCGAATTGCTAAATGCTATAAGTCCTGCGGCAAATCCAGAGAAAGAAGTTGTTGCAAATAACCAAAATGTTGCTTAACACTAAATTTAGTGAAGTAAACTGTTAACAAGGTGTCAGTATGAAAGAGAAAATGGCAAAACACGGCTATACTCAAGGTGATATGTCTCCAACTGTTGAAAGCTATCAAAAGCCTGAAAAGGACTTTGCAGAGCGCGGCTTCAACAAGACAACTGAGTACATCGAAAGACAAGACAAGCGTCAGTCTGGCATGTGCAAAGAGCTGAATAAGCAGGTCTACAATGGACGCTATTCTTAAGGAGGTCTCTCATGGCTAAACGAGACTCTCATAAGCAGAATGGCGTGGAAGTGCAAAGAGGCCCAATATCCATGAAAGATCAGTATTCTCTCAATTTTTATCGAGAGCCAGAGAATACGATGCGTGACATGGAGAATTTGCGTATGCGTCAAGAAAAGAGCACGCTAACTTTGCATACTCCTAAGAAGTAAAGCCGCTTTACATGGGGTCAGGTTACGCAACCTGCACCCTCTTTTTATAGGGATATCATGCAGAAGCTGAAAAGCAATCTCCAAGATCTTAAGAAGTTGGCTCCGCTTCCCAAGTTGCGCACTATAGGCAATCCTCCACCGCTTAAAGGCTTGCCTCGTATACCGGAAAAGCCTCCTAAAAAATAAAACATCCGGCCAAGATGACCGGATGCCAACCTTTAAAGAGAGGTATGAAGCACGCTATATGCAATCGCATCTTATCAATTCAATATTCTTATTGTCAACCCACTTTCTTATGCAGGTATCATGTCTAATCCAAAACCTCCTGTAGTAGACTCCACAAAGTCCATACCTGAAATGATGGAATTTTTTTGGACATACTTTACGACCATCACAAAAGATGAATCTGATTATATTGAGACAATTCTTCATTGGACTCAAGAGATGAAGGCAGCTTTCGTCATGTCTAAGCGAATCTTTGAAGAAAAAAGTCTTAAGGACATGCAAGCTGCACTTGCGGATAAAAATGAAGTTTCGTAAGATGGCGCTATCAGCAGGCGTTTAGAAGGCTTCCTCCTGATTTTCAAGTCCTCCTAGTTGAAGTTGGTCGGATCTGGTTCCACATAGCCAGGTCCGATTTTTTATAGGGTCATATTTATGGGTTTAGCTGTATATCTCGAAGACGCCGAAGAGATGACCGTGCAAAGCGAATGCCATGCTTGTGGTCAAGTGAAGACTGAACAGATGCGCAAAGAGTATTTCTATGGGAAAATCACGCATAATTTAACCGCAATGGCTGCACATTGTGGTTTATATGAGGCATTATGGCGACCTGAAGAACATGGTTTTGTGAAGGCCTTACAATTGATTCCTGTTTTGAAGGAAGGACTTGAGAAACTTAGGACATCTAAAGAGACGTGTTTGCTATTGAGTCCTGAAAATGGATGGGGTACCTACGGCCATCTTGTTTCCTTTACTGGACTATATTTAGAAGCCTGTGAAAAGTATCCTGAAAGCATTATAAGGGCAGAGCCATGAGTGATGAAAGCGAACTGCAAGCAGAATTTGGAAGCAACGGTGGAGCTTTATTTATTAATGCGACCGCCTTTGATTCAGAAGGAAATGAAGTGGAAATTCCTATATGCAACAGGTGTACAAATGGTTATAGAACCATGTTAATTGGAAAAGAATATGCAGTATGGGTCTGTTCTTGTGGTGCTGTTATATGAGTGGAGAGTGTGAATCATGTTCAGATCATTGCCTAGATTGTGAATGTGATAAGAAATGGCTTTGCGCTTCATGCTATAAGGAAGCATTCAAGATAGGTGATGATTTCGATTGGAGGACAGTAGGGATTGTCTATTTTCGATGTCACAAATGTGGAGATGATCCAGTCATTTTTGGTTATGATGACGTGATTGAATGTTATAAAGAATTTGAAAGTGACACTAATCAAGACAATATAGAGGAAACATGAAAAAGATTATCTGCGCGCTGTTATTTTTATCATCTCTATCGCCTCTAGGGGCCATTGTTGATGAAAAAATGTACATAGACACTGAAGAATTGGATATGTCTAAGGGAATGTTTAAAATCCATATTGGACACAATCACTGGCTTGAAACGAAATCTATCTCACAAGATCGCTCTGGACTTTATACGCTAGAGTCCAACATCGTAAAGTGGGAAGAATCAGGCTATGTCAAAGAATGGAAATGCCCCTATTGTTTCAACTGGTGGCCCGTGAAAACTCCATGCCAAAATAAAGATTGTCCCTCAACTTATCCCTAGCATGAGTTAAATTATGAAAATATATAAACGAAGTCCTCATGAAGGTTTTTACATATATTCTTCTTGTGCGTGTGGTGAAGATATGGCCATCCGAATGGCATGCGTAGAATTGGATAAAACAGTTATAGAACTGCTTCTTTCTCCCCAAGAAGCAATTGAAGTAGCAGAATGCATACTGAAAGTTTCAAATGACTATCTTAATGGAATAGAGACAGGACTCGATGGACTAGATGAGTAGTCCGTCCTTAAAGATTGCCCATCAACCTACCCATGAGAGAAGTGATTATGGCACCTGAATCTAGGATATGTATATCTTGTGGCAAGAAACATAACACAGGACTTGAAAACACACACACAGGTGATTTTAAACCATGGGATAAATGTTATGATTGTGTGATGAGCAATGGATATCACTGGAATATTACGAAGGAGCAGGTTGTCTTGAATATTGATGAGGATAAACATGATTAGCAAATGGTCTGTCAAGAATCCATTGTCATTGGATGAACGCAAGCACATTCATGAATTGATACAAACAACTCTTACTTATCAAGAGATTGCTACGAAAATGAATCGCTCCAAGAGCACGATAAGAAGGGAGTCAAGGCGCTTGGGTAATGTCAAAGATTACGACCCTGAAAAGGCGCAACAACATTTCGAAGCGTTGCAAATGGCAAAAAACACAAAGATGCAACTGGCTCTACTAGAATATTATAGGAAAAAGATGATAAGGAGATAGCATGCAATGGATAAATGTTAACGAAAAACTACCAAAAGACAATGAACGGGTAATTGTGTTTGCAAATGATGACATTTGCGTAGCTTTCCGTCTTTATGATAGCTGGTGTAGCTTTCCTGTATGCTATGAAGATAGTGCTGTATTTGGAGTAACTCACTGGACTCCTTTACCAGACGCACCAAAGGAATAACATGAAAGATAATTGCAAGAACAACAAAGAGATTCTTGATGAACTCACCGACTATTTTTGCGCCCAAGACCCTAGACTCATTGCACAAGCGCTTGCTGGCTGTCTGCTAGATATTAAACGTCTTATTAATTATTCAAAAATAGGACCAGATGAGGCTGAGTGCTTGCAAATGAGACTGAAACTCAATATGAAACAGCTGCAAGAATTCCTTGATGGAAAAAGATACGGTGATTTTAAAACAAAAGTCATGAATTCAAACGATTCGAGAGAGAAAGAGGAATAAATTGATCTATAGGCCTCCTCAAGGTAACGAACCACCGCAAGTGCAAGATGCGAAAATAGGATGGAAGTTCTCAAGCAACATTCATCTTCTTGAGTCATTTTTGATACAGCACAACATCCCATATAACCAAGATGATCTAGAAGAAACGCCATTCGGTCCTGCATATATAATCAGGAGAGATTAGATGCAATTCAATAGAGTCAAGGACGGGTATCCTAAAAAAGGTGCTGAATGCGTAATCACTGATGGATACAGCTATAAGCTAGTCGAATATATTGGAGAAGATAAATGGGAAGATATTTGGACATCAGAGATTTATGGAGAAAGTGATGAATGGTGGGGTTTTGGATCTAAAAAAGATCCCATTAACAAATATATTGAACTTCCGAAACTGCCATGAATGTGAAAGTGCACAGCGATCAGATGGATTGTATGTTTGTCCAAAATGCTTGCCAGAGTTTTGTGTGCATAAGGAGAAGATAAATGGATAAACCAACAGAAATCACAATTGAAGACATAAATAAATTGGCAGATATGTTGATGAATTCCGAGATCCAGAAAAAACATTGCTTCAAATGTAACAAATCCTATTGTTTAGATAGCTATGGAGATCACATAGGAGAATGTGATGAGTGTTGGTTCTCTAGGTTTCCAAAAGAACAAGTTGAAGAATTCTATAGGAGTTTTTTTGAATAGAACATCAATCACATGTCCTTCTTGCAATCGGTATATTTGTTTGGCATTAAGACCTCCTCTCTGTTCTTCGCTGGAGGAATGCGACATTTCTATGCCCATGGGATCAAAAGATTATAGTATCCAGGACCTCCTGTATGTACATGAAGAACTGATCAGAGAAAATAAGCATCTTAGAGCACGACTGGATGATTTATACGAAAGATTTTACAAACAATGGCATCCGCAAATTCCAGTAGAGAGAGACAAATGAAATGGTACGAAATAAAAGATCATCGCCCTCCTCACGGAGAACTGATATGGGTATGGAATTCACATTCACACCGCAAAGAATTGATACGTTATTGGGGGTCTGAAGAGCATTGGATTGAATGCAAGGATGACTCTGTATTTCCTCTTTGGGCTTATCTTAATGAAAAAGAAACAGAAGATGAATGTTGTGAAGAATGTTGGAATGAAAAAGTAGCATGTACATGTATGTCGGAGGATGAATGTCAATAGAGAGCAAAACACCATTTCCCATGTCTCCTGAAGGACTTATTGCATATCCGAACGGAATACGCTTTCCACCAGACAATTCGGTGCCATTAGATCAGACAGCAATAGACACCATCGAAAAAAAAATGAATGCACTTATCAGAGAAAACGAAAGACTTCGCATTGAAATCAACGCTCTACATCAAATAATCAAAAACATAAACAACTGAATATCTTATGCCAGCAGGATTTTCCTTTCTGGCAACTTCATGAGAGTGTCACCTCGATAGAACTGATTCTCTACCCAATTAGCATTCTCATCTTTTGTAAAGCCAAAGTACTCAAGTTGAAGGTTTTCCCATTGTCTAAGTTTGCTCACCTGTTCAGCATCGTAAAGATCAGGATTCATCAAGATGTTGATCATTTGCGTTCTGTGCGGCAATTCCCAACAGAAAAAGATGTCACCTCCAGGATACACATGAAACACCATGCTGTCCTGTTCAGGATAAGGCCTATACTTCGTTATCTTTCGAATTCTGACTAGGCCCCGTTTCAGCATGAGGTCATACTTCTCGTATATGGCTAGATAGAAAGGCTTGTCCCCCATTTCCCTAGCACCATGATCAATTGCCTCATTGATGTCCTTCACAAGATCTTTCTTTATCTCATGATTCACGTCACCAATGATGACATCCCTTTCTCCATTGATGAGCGCATCTCGATAAATGGACCCTACAGTATTCCTGGATGGATCTATGAGTGACTTGTGTTCCATGAGGTGGTCTTCCTTTAGTCAGAACTGAAATAGGGGACTCTCGCAATGCTTAGCTTTCTAGTCCAATAGTTATTATTTAACTCCTTTTGTCCTTTTTGTGCACACTCCAAGGAACAAAATACGGTTCTTTGCCTTTTCTTTAAGCTTTCATCATGCGCGATTTGTTTTGTGCACATGCGACAGAAAAGGGGTCTTCGAACGTCTTGCATTTGCGGTGCTTTCCTTAGCTTTTCCTGATATTCACACCGAAAGCACAATTTTTTATTATTTACGAAATCCTTATCTGAACGATCTATCTTGCATTTTTCACAAAACATAACCCTCTCTTTTTTATAGACTTATAATAATTTTATTATAGAAAGTCAACTTAGAGCGAACTAGGCGAGGTAGCTCTGCGCCATGGCGTATTGTGGGGTTAGCCAGCCACGGAACAAAAGGAAAAAATGACTGAGAACGAAAACCCAAATAGCGTAATCCAAGAGGTAGCTCCTCCGGTTGACAATCAAGTCAATGAAGTCAAGGAGACGCAAGCTAGTCAAGAGCCGACGACAAATCAGCACTTGAAGGCGATGCGTCTTAAGAATTCCGAGCTCGAAAGAGAGCTGAAACAAATGCGCGATATGCAGATGCAGATTGTGCAAGCTCAACTTGCAAATGTTGTACCTGCACCAAAGGAAGTTGATGAATTTGACTCAATTGGCGACGACGAGTTTGTCCCTCTTGGTAAGGTTAAGAAACTGGCTGAAAAAAATCATCAGCGAGCTCTTAAAAATACCGAGGAATTGATTCGTAATGAGGTAGCGAAAGCACTCAAGGCTCAAGAGCAAGGTCAATTCATGGACCGCCTGAATCGGCAATATTCAGACTTTTCCGAGATCGTTAATCCTGAAACCTTATCTCTTTTAGAAGAAAAGGAACCGGAGTTGGCGGCTACGATTGCGGAGTCGAAAGACCCCTATAAAATCGGAGTACAGAGCTACAAATACATCAAGGCAATGGGGCTTTCCCAAAAGGCAACGGAGTCTCGTAGAGAAAAGCAAATAGACAAGGCTATCGAAAAGTCAGAGAAGGCGGTTTCGTCTCCACTGGCCTTTGATAAGCGTCCTATTGCTCAAGCCTTCAAGCTCACGGATGCCGCTAAGAAAGACCTGTACCGTGAAATGCATGGGTATGCTGCTCTCGCCAGTTCCGTTCCTGAAATGGCTTAATAGGCCAAAAAGGAAATAAACGATGTCAGTATCCATCGCATCTCTACCTCCCCAGATTCAGCAGCGTTACAACGCTAAGCTTCTGTCAACTCCTGAGCACAACTTGATTCACCAGTTGTTTGCTTCACCTGTGGAGCTGCCAGATAACCAAGGTTTTATCGATCGTCAATCGCGCTACGATAGGCTTGACCTGTTTGAAGTGCCTCTCGACGATGGACAAAACAACCCACCACCTCAACAGCTTAATCGCGTTGATGTTGACTGTAGAGTACGTGTGTACGCTACTTACATTGTTTTAACCCGTCAGGTTACCATCACGAACGAAGATCCTGTTCTCAATAGTGCTGCGTCCCGTTTAGGCCAAAGTCTTCGAGAAACACAGGACGCCCTCCAGCGCGATAACCTCGAAAGTTCGGCAAGTATCATAAACTGCGTATCGGGCAGCAATGGGGATATTCCAACGGAAATGACCATTGCAGACGTTGACGACGTGTTTACCGTGCTTCAGAACAACTCTGGAGAGTTTATCACGAACATAGTCGAGGCAGAACTCAGATTCGGCACATCCCCTATAGGCGATGCCTATGGGTGTATGCTGACGAGCCGAATGATCCCTGTCCTATATAACATGACGGGTTTTACTAAGAAATTTCAATATCCAAATATCGATCAGACGCTTAGTACAGAGATTGGGGGAGCTAACAACGTTCGCTTCTTTATTTCTGAGCAAGGTTCTGTATCTCCTAATGCGTCTCTACTTGGTAACGACATTGCTAACTGCTTTGTGGCTGCTAAGGAAGCATATAAGGTTGTATGGCAGGCCGGAGGTAAAGCTCGCTTTATCTATCTACCTCCAGGATACAACAACGACCCTTGCATGCTTAGACACACAGCAGGTTGCTCGTTCTATCAAGGCCAATGCATCACGAATGACCTCTGGATTCAAAACCTACGCTCAACAGGTATTTAAGGAGGTCATATATGGCATTACCATTTTCTTTCATTGGTTCTTGGACCTACACCAATCCTGCTACTATTGTGGCTCAGAATATTCCTATGACAGACAAACCTGACTGGGTTTTCGTTAAGGATACAACCAATTGGGGAGCGCAAAATACTGCGGCTAATCCAATTTACTCTGAATGGTTTAGCTCAATGGCGCAAGGTTCTTACTTAGCCCTTGGTCAGCCTAGCTCAACGACTACAGGAGTCACCACATATGCCTCACAAGGCGCATCTGGCGGCTTTACCTTCATTAATCAAACCGCTCCGCCTACTTTCACAAAAGTGGCGATTACAGCTGTGAACGGGACGACCTTCGTAGTTTCTACAGGAACTACTACAGGTATTAACGTTGGCGACACGGTGCGCTTGATCAATGTTGTAGGGGCTCAAGAGATCAGCGGTTCTAACCTGTATCAAGTGACTGCTGTTTCAGCGGCGACTAGCATTACTCTCGGGTATGCTGCTTCTGCTGTAACTGCTGGTTTGGTCATTGCCAACGGTACGACCGGATTCTATCAAAAGGTTTACCCTGGTCAATTTGTGCCTAACACGCTCCCTGTGGCGTACATTACGCAAGCTACTCAGGCGGTTGTGTACTTCTTCAGGCAGAATCCATACACACCTGGTGAGCTCGTAGACTTCCAAATCCCTACGCCTTACGGCATGACCCAGCTTAGCAATCTGACTGGCAAATCGGGAAGCGGAGCCCTCACAAGCAATCCATCTGGTGCAGCACGTGTATTGAGTGTAACGAATTCAGCTACTGTTTCTTCGATCACCATAGATGTAGACACAACCGGATTCACAGCATTCCAATTCCCAACATCAGCGGCTTTTGCTGGTGGTGCTTCACCTGCTGTATGTATCCCTGCTGGTTCAGGTGTCATACCGCTTAATGGAAGTGCAACGATCCCTGCATCTCCTCCAGGCACAAACCTGGCTGATGCCTTCGACAACAAGGCACAGTACGTTATGAACATTGGACTTGCTGCTGTCGGTGTAGCAAACGCAGTCATGGAAGTATTCGCGTTTAAGTCTGATTTCAATAATGCCATCACTAATGCGTAATTAAAAGTAGGGGGCAAGTGCCCCCTGCGTAACAAGAGGACACAATGGTTGAAGTAAGAGAAATTGGAAGAAAGATAAGAAATACACTTCCAAAAGCCGAAAGAGATGAGCGTCTCAAGAAAATGCAAAAAGAAGACGAAAAGATCGTCAATGGCATGTTTGAGTTTCTTGATGCTCAGGGTGGATGGATCGAATTCTCCTATAGAAAATACCCTGGAGAGGTACTCCAGATTATTAAGCTTGTCCATGGAGAGATTTGCGACTTAACTATGGGCATCGTGAAGCATTTGAATAACACCAAGAAGAAAGTGCGGCGCTACTCTATGGAGATACCTATTGCTGGAGGGAAACCTCTACGCACATACGATACGATATCACGTCTGCGATTCACGCCTAGTTCGGTGCTATGAGTCAACCAAATTCAAATTATGGTCCTCCTTTTGGTACGGACTTTATTCCGAATTTGCAGTACGTGACGAATATCACCCAAGCAAGTCAGGCGGTTGTCACATTCACTACGAACCATAACTTCTTCATCTACGAGTGGATTAGTTTCAGGATTCCTCCGGCTAACGGCATGATTCAGCTAAACAATCAGAAAGCTTTGATAGTTGGAGTGACCCCTATGAGTGTGACAATAGACGTGGACAGCTTGGGTTTTTATCCTTTTATAAACGTCCAAGACCCTCAAGTGCCGTGTGTAGCCGTGCCTGTTGGTTCGGGCATTGCTGCCGGTACAGCCATGACAATTTTAGATGATGCCTTTGACAACCAACCGATACTATGAGCGTATTTGTACCGACTTTCCCCCTCTATCCTAACCTTGCCAATGCTGTCACCAAGGCACGCAAGCTAACAGGGTCTAGCAACGCTTTTCAGGTGACAGATAGTTACATTGTGCAGCAGATGCACAGCTTCTATTCCTATGACTTACCTGCCAAGTTTAGGTCTCTGAAGCTTAAGGATGTTTACACATTTACCACGAATGTGGGTCAGGCGGTCTATCCCTTCAATAGCGAACTCTACATCACTGTGGAGCAGCCGTGCTATTGCTCCAAAAGAGAAATCAAGCTATTCACCGATCCTTGGCAATTTTACGGGGTAAACTATAACTGGCAGTCATTTACCAACTTCACTTCTGGAGATGGCACGACAGGACCCTACAGCGGTTTCACAACAGCCGCTCCATTCATTGCGAGCTTCAATAACGATCCAGGCGCGCTCATTACTGACGCGATTGGAAATCAGCGCGGTAATAATCTTTTTTTCCCTCAAGGACGCGTTCAAAACATATTGATTACAGCAACTGCCTACACTGACAACGGAATAGGAATACAGCAAAACGTCACCGATGATGGAGAGGGAAACCTTATCCAAATCTTCAGCACCGCAGATTTGGGCGGCAATGCCTTAAAGCAAGAATACGGCTATCAACTCTATCGTCAGTATGCCTCCTCTACACCTAGCCTTGCAGGGAATGCTACCATTAACTACCAGACTGGCGAGATCACAGGCCTAGTCTTTGCTCAAGCGATTCCTCAAGGCACACCGATCCAGATTCAGTACAATCCAAAGCAATTCTCTATTCCTCTATCGATTATGTATTATCAAAATCAATTTACTTTAGCCCCAATTCCAGACCAGGGTTACACTATCGAGTTGCAATGCTATCGACAGCCTATTCAGGCGCTATTAGCAGCTGACATGTCGGGCAATCCTGAGCTATCTGAATGGTGGGAAATCCTGTCGGTCGGTGCTGCAAAGAAAATATTCGAGGAGCGCCTTGACTCAGATGGTGTCATGTTCATCGATAAGATGCTGAAAGAGCGTTACGACGTGATTGAGACGCGCACATATGCTCAGATAGGACAGCAGCGCATCAATACCATTTACACAGACCAACTGACCTACAACTATGGGTCAGGCGGTGGACTCACAAGTTTTGGATCAATATGAAAAAGAAACAGCCACCGATCAAGAAGAAAAAGAAGAAGCTCAAACCATTGCCTGACAAGCCGATCCCTATGGGTGGTGGTCCGTTTGTTGGTCGTCATACCACAGGTTGAATATGGCCGTCATCAAAGGTAAAGAGAAAGTGCTGAAAAAGCCGTTAATAGCTATCAACGCACAGATGAGCGCGAAGGCTAAGAAAAAGTTAAAGCGTCCACAAGATTGTCAGCCGATTCCAACCGTTGCAGTAAGCTAGAGGTTTTACATGCCTATACCAGAATATAATCAGGGTTATCCACCTGATCAATCATCGTTGGGACAAACCAAGACAACCATTAGAAACAACCTAGATGGCACGTTTTTAACCTTGGGTGTCGACCATATTAACAATAATGGACTGCCAGGCACGCAGCCAGCTGGTTACCATAATATCACCCATTGGGTCCCTCAAGCTGGTAATCCGGTTGCTGTAACAGGTTATGGTCAACTTTATTCTAAAACAGTCAATGCTGACCAAGCCCTTTTTTGGGAAACAGGCAATGGGTTAGTCCAACAACTTACAACGAATATAACACCTTCAGCTGCTGCAAACGGTCGCTCGTTCTTGCCTGGTGGCATTATCATTCAATGGGGAAGTGTAACATCTGCATTGCCAAATAACGGAAGTGTTAATTTCTTTGCTGCTACAGGCTTAGCCTTTCCTAATAACTGTTTTAACGTTCAGACGACTCCATTTTATGGTGTATCTGCCCCAAATACAAATCCAATCAGTATCGCAATTAACGGATTAACTGCAACTGGATTTAACTGGTTAGCTTTATCTGCTTCAAATAAATACACAGGTTTCTATTGGACTGCTATAGGTAACTAATGTCAAGTTTTCAACAGGTTCTCATCGGTGGATATCCTGGAGGTGGTCTTACACAAGACAAGAAACCTCTCATGCTTTCCAATGAGGCTTATTCAGACTTAGAGAATGCCTATGTGTGGCGTGAACGAACGAAAAAGCGTGATGGAGAAGTACCTATTGGTCGTCTTCGCCGTGTTTTTGTTACTCAATCCATTGACGACAGCGGCGCTTCTCCCTGGACATTCAACATTTACACAAAGCTTACGATCACTCCAGAAACAAACGCACAGATTGAGCCAGGAAGCGTTAAAATCGTCATTGCAACCTTGGCCGATCCATTTGTAGATCAAGGCAATGGAACGCTTACAAATGCGATTGCTGGCAACTCCGGCACAATCAACTATATGACTGGCAACGTAACATTGATAACGACCGTCGGCGCTGGTCACGCCACGACAATTTCGGTGAATTACTTTCCAGCGCTTCCCGTGATGGGCATTATAAAAAGAGACGCTCCTACCATCGGTATTGACTCTACTGTTTTCTTCGATACCGTTTATGCCTATCAGTACAACGGAGGATTTCAGGAACTAGTTGTAGGCACCACCTGGACAGGATCAAACACCAACTTCTTTTGGGCTGCAAACTATCAGGGATTAAGTCCTAACCTGCGTTATTTCTTTGTAACCAATAACAATATAAAGCAGGGATCTGCCACTCCTTACGATCCGATTCGCTATTATAACAATTCAACATGGACCGATTTTCAGCCTTTGATTACAGCTACCGTCACTTTGTGGCAAGGGCTTATTATCATTCCTTATTACGGGCGCTTACTGGTTCTCAACACTTGGGAAGGCACAACGGCAGATGGTGTTGGCAGTGCTGCCAACTTCTTCGCGAGATGCCGCTTTAGTCAGCTTGGAGATGCAACAGACCAAACCAATGCATGGCGCGTTGATATTGTTGGAAGAGGCGGTTTTCTCGATGCTCCCACAAACGAAGCTATCGTTAGTGCGGCATTTTTTAGAAATACTTTAATTGTCTTTTTCGAGTATTCTACCTGGCAACTTCGGTATATTGGAGAATATGGTATTCCCTTCATTTTCGAACGAATCTCTTCCGATTTTGGGTCTGTTTGTACTTACAGTCCTATTGTATTTGATCAGGGAGTCATGACAGTGAGCGATCGTGGCATCATCCAGGCTGCCGCAAGTGGGGTCACACGCCTTGATGAGCAGATACCGGAACAGGTATTTAGCTTTGAGATCCAAAATAATGCTCCTAATTTTGTGCATGGAATCAGGGATTTCGAAAAGGAACTTGTCTATTGGAACTACTTAGACACATCCAATGCGTCCGAAACTCAAAGTTATCCTAACACAGTCCTTGTCTTCAACTATCGAAACAACACCTGGGCAAAGTTTCGCGATACCATTACTTGCTTTGGCCCTTCACAATTCCAATTCTCTGTCACCTGGGACAGTTTAACGACACTTTGGGAGAGCAATGTCTCTTGGGACAGTGTAGACGACCAGCAATATGTAGACTACATAACTCTAGGAACACAGCAAGGCTTCATCAACATCTACCAGAACCCTGAAGCCGAGACACCCAACGGTAGCCCTACTCTCTATGCTCCTACCATGGCGATCACGGCTGTAGACTTTACCCAAAACCCCAATCAAATCACGATTCCAAGTCACAACTTGGAGAATGGTGAGATCATATACATCCAAAATACAATCTGGAGTGGCACTGATCCCGGCCTTAACAACATGATCTACAGTGTATCGATTGTAGATGCTAACGTCATCACATTGAGCACATGGAATCAAGCCTCACAAAGTTATGAAGCAGTCAACAAAACGTCGGTTGCTACCTATCTGGGTGGAGGTATAGTAACGCTCTTTCCCAAGATGAATATTGTGGGCAAGGACTTTAATCCCTTCCAGGCAACGGGAAAGCAATTCAAACTGTCCTTCATCGATTTTCAAATGGATTCCAATATCCTTTCACCTGCCATCACTGCTGTCACGGTCCAACTTTTTGTTAACTCCTACATGAATGAGCAAGCCAATCTGATAGCCACCAACCAAGAAGTACTCAATTCCTCTCAAAACTGTGGCTTTATCACGGCAGCAACTCAATCAAGCGCTTGTCAAATCACAAGTCCCGATCACAGTCTGATTCCCGGTACCACGATTTACATCGCTAATGTTCAAGGCATGACTCAACTCAATGCGGCCATCTATACGATAACGGTCGTGGATGCCAACAACTTTACTTTGAATGGCATAGATTCAACAGGATTCACCGCTTACATCAAAGGTGGTACCTGGAACACGAACACGGTCAATGGACAAACTTACATCCCTGGTTCTGAATATGCCTGGTATCGCTTCTACAGCACCCAATTTGGCCAGTATTTGCGCGTTGCCCTAACCTACGATGATAGCCTCATGAACCAGCTTGCCACGCATCAAAGCCCCATGGAACTCAACGCCATGAACCTGTGGATGAGAGAGGGTGGCAGGTTAATTAATTAGAATGAGGTAACATGACATTCTCTAGCGACAATGCTCTTAACACAAACCAAGTACCTATCTCTCTTGACGTTAACCCTGACGAGAGTGATTTTCAATCTACCTTGATGCTGTACTTGCGCAGGATAGCCAATGCGGTCAACACCAAGGAAAGCGGCCTCTTCCTTTTGCAAGAAAATGCCCCCTTTGAGCAATGGTACCAAATCGGAAAGCCTGGTCAGAATCGCAACGCCTATAGAATCACGGCCGATCTTGTCTTTTTGAATGGTGGAAATATTCCTCCAGGTGTAACAGCTTTAGTTCTCACTACGACGACACAACCTATGGCCATCAATGGCTATCTTTATCCTGTGCAAGGATTTGGGGGAGCAGTCGACACGGGAGGCACTTCTTATTTCTTAAACGATCCAAACGTATACGTGGAATATGTTGCCTCGACAAATACGATTACTATTACTAATAATACGGGTAATAGCCTGACTTGGGCCGTATGGGTTATGGAATATTTGAAAAACTAGGTGAAATATGGTCAAAGTTACAGACTTTCTGTTCGGCGCTGCAAGTAGCAATCCAAAGAAATTCTTTTTGGGCTCTCCCGACAAGCTAAAACAAATTCCTACAGGCACACCCGAGCAAACAGCACTTCACAATCAACTTCTACAGCAAGCTATGGGCATGCAGCAGCAAGGAGGAGGATATGATC